ATGCCCTACTACATCAAAAAGAATAATAGATATCTCACCCTCGAAAACATCACAAACGAGCATTACGATGATGAATACAATATCGTGAATGAAAGTTACACAACAGGCTTCAACTGGACTTTAGACACTGAGTACGCAAAGAAGTTTTACACTCACAATGAAGCATCAGACTATGTTTATCGCTTTAGACATGTATTGAAAGATATTCAGATTGTCCAAGAAAAGTTTTGAAAATAATTGATGGAAAAATAGCACTCATTAGAGTGCTTTTACGGCCAAGCATTGCTCAATCGCTCTGCATCAGCTGCGTGTTCATCAGCTTTTTGTGCCACGTTTCGATATTCTGTGATGCAACTTTCGAGTATGTCACTTGAGGAATCTGCGTATTCAATGACGGTTTCGCGGGAAGCTGTGGACAGACGTTGCTTTGCGCTGGCAAGTTGCTTTGACAAGCTGTTAGCACTAGACTGAGCAGCAATAGCATCAGCGTTAATTTGCTTAATTTTTGCATTGTAGTTTTGCTCCGCTTGAGTGATTTGTTCTGCCCACTTTTGTTCTTGTTGAGCTGCTTGAGTTTTGGATTTTTCAGCAGCTAGTTTTTGTTGAATGATGTAGTCTGCACGTTGTTGTTCAAGGGTTTTGATTTGGCCTGCTTGATGATTCTGAACAAACATGCAAATGAGTAATAAAAAAGCGAGAACTACAATGATGCATTCTCGCCAGTATTTTGCTGCTAGATAGAGATAAGTCATTACACCACCACTCGATTGCTGATCCAGCCGTAAAAAAATTGCTCTTGAGTGGGGTTACGCTCAGCTATTTCAATGTAGCGCTGACCCTGCAAGATGTTAAGAATTCTAACAAGGACTTTCTCGCCTTCTTTGCCACGTTTTACTAAATAAACTTTAAGAGCATTTAATGTGACTGGTCCATAAATACCATCTACTGTGAGATCAGACCAACCACCCTTCCCTTGATTATTCAGCAGATTCAAAGCGCGTTGTAAAAGTGGTTTTGCAAATCCTGTTCCGCAATTTACACCCGTATCTAAAAGTTCTTCAGCAATAGTGGATGAAATAGAATTGACCTGGTCAAAGCATGGCGCAGTCCAGTATTGTTTTTTATAAATAGCTTTGGCCAGATCCAATGGTAAATCTTTCATATTTCCCTTGAATCCGTTTGCTCTGGCAACAGATTCAGTAATGCCATATTTTGTTGGACCGCCGCGATCCGCCGGATTATTTACATAGCCGCCTTCACGGTCGATGAGTTCTTTTAAATATTGATCAATATTCATTTTCACTTTACTCCAGACATTAAAAAACCCACATAAGTGGGCATGGAAATCAAAAACAGATTATTTAAATATGGCTCTAAATGTTTCTCGTATTTCGAGTACGATTTCTGAAAGTGTTTTACCCTTGAGCAATTGAATTGATTGGTATGCAATACCAATGCATAACATGCCAAAAATTGCAAAGATCAACATGACGAAACCTTGAGCCATATGTGAATAAACCCCAAGCTTGTAATATTCAATAAATGCAGACCCACCATAAAGACTAATGGCAACACTAAAGACAAATTTCATAATTACACCAGGTGTAATTTTGATACGTCCTTCCGAATCAATATCACCAGACAAGGTTAAGGCAAATACAGCCCCTATAACTGCCGCCATGATTTTGAAAAGCCAAGGCAAGCTTTTTAAAGAAATTGGATCATGCATAATGTTTTTATCCATAGGTTTTTCCTTTTTCAAGGCAATAAAAAAGCACCCGTTTGGGTGCTATGCTTAATATTTTTCATTCAAAATTACACAGCAGTGCGCCTGTATTTTCATCGCCCGACCAGTCTTCAGCACCCCAAAACATGACTTCTTTGCAGTCATATTTGAAAATTGGATAGTAAGTGCCTACATCTGAACGCGTGCCAACTTTAATTAAATAAGGATTTAGCTTGTTTGGGTATAGTTGAAGAATTTTTAGTTGATCAATTGCAGATTGGGGGATCGTGGCAGTACCGACGCTCTTTAAAGCTGATGACATCTGATAGGTTTTGGGAGACGTTGTTGCATCAGATAAAAATAATGCTTTACTTTGGGCAATCCCATCCGAAACTTTCACAAAAATACCGTCAACACAATTGAACCATAACCACTCAGTCTCTGCTGTATTCCATAGCTCAGGTATCTTATCTGAAGCCCCAGCTTCTTTTACTTGAAAGATACCGTTTACAACTCGAATACCTGCGACAGGTAATTGCGGAAATTCATGCAAATGGATGCCGTTATATACGTTTCCGATATTTAGCTCAACATCTGAATAACCAGTTGGTGCTTCTAAAACATTTTTGCCAGATAAAATCGCGTATTCAAAATTAGAACCCGAATAAGCTTTACCTGTTAGCTTGTAATGATGGTATTTGAGTGCAGCATACTCATGAATTGAAAGCACATGCCAATGGCCGCCTTTTTTTATACAATCAGCATTCAATGGAGTGAGGTATGTTCCATTTGCCCATTGCAATGGTTTTGAGACATACTCACCCACATCGCTATCTCTTACTGCATAAGTTGTAATAAGTAGATTATCTTTTACACTGTTATCTCTAGCAATAAATGCGTAATGGGCTTCACCATTACCACCCCCTCCAATTACTGTTTGTAAATACTGTGCGAGGGTGAACTTTGGTATTTTATTCATAAACGTATCATTGCCAGCTGGTGTTTGAATGATTACTTGTGCATTGTTACTCATCGTTTCTACAAGTTGACGAGTCTGAAGTCGCATATTGATCGTTGACATAATGTATCTCCTCTTAAGATAAATCGTAAGTTTTTAAAGCGATACAGCGACCCTGATCGCCTACTGCTGTGTAATAGTGATAAAGAATATTGTCTTTTTTGACGACAAAAGGCTTGTGAGCATACGTTGATTGGTAAGATGGTATGTTATCTAGCAGATCACCACCAAAACGCCAGTTGTTTGGAAATTCAGCAGGCGTTGTCCACCCCCAGTGATCAATCGCTTTTCCACTGTCCAAAACTGAAAAGTAGAAGACATAAATCAATCCGCCATGCTCAAAAATAGCAGGATCTCCAGCGCGAATAAATGTCTGATTTATTTCAAGTGGTTCTGATACGCGTTGCTCTGATACAGCCCATTTGCCATCAATTGCATCAGAAGTTGCATAGCCAAATCGCTCTGCAACAACTCCATCGATATTTCCCCGCGCATTAAAGAACATATACCATTTGTTGTTAAACGTAAATAAATTAGGGTGATAGATAGCTTCATTAGCCCAATTAATTTGCGATTGAATTGGAATTTTTATACCGTGATAGGTCCAATCTGGATTTGTAAGACTTGGAGTTGTAGCCAAGCACATACTAATCGGCTCACCCTCATATCCCTGCCCATTTAGACCTAAATAATATAAGTAATACAGACCTTTATAATAGTATATGCAAGGCCCTGTTGTACCATATCTGTCTCCATTCAATTCAATTCCGCTCGGACTAAATAACTTGCCTTGTTTTGTCCACACTAATAAATCATCAGATGTTGCCCAGCCAATCCCTGAGCTATGACCCTGACCATAAGCTGTATAAACCATCACATATTTTTTAAGATTATCATCGTAAATAATGTATGGGCTTTCAATTTCTAAAGAGTCAAAGTCTGATTGCGTAGTCGATGGCTTCAGAACAAGACCTTTTAGCTCACCTTTGTTTACTCCAAATTTATCAGTCGGAACGTGCATATCTGATGCAAAACTCGTTGCAACTGCATTGCTATTTAAATTAGATAAATCTATTCCATCGAGCTTATTTAATTCAGAAAACAGCGCATAGAATGCTGTAATGTCTTGATTGCCACTTCTTGAGTTTTTATGAATACTGTCAATATTCATAAAAAAATCAATCACTTTTTGATTAAATGAATGCTGATTAAACTGACTTCTTTGTGAAGAAAGAATTGAAAAATCTGTTTCGTATTGAATGAAAAACTTTAGTAATGATAGATAGATGTTATTAATTTGACTGTTTGTTATAAAAGTGAAACGTTTTGCTCGCTCAAAATCACCCCAACCCACATCATGCCAAGTATCAACTGTTTCCGATTCAGTCAACTTACCCCAAAAGTAAATCTTGTTGGTGTCAAGCGCTTTGGCTGCACGAGGAGCGGTATCTGGTGTCCACGCTTGCAAAAGTTCAGTTGTGGGAAATGGTACAACATCACCGGCTTCAATCATCAGCTTAATTGCTTTTGCTAGCGACGGAAATGTACGACCCAAACGACTAATGACAGTTGTATTTTCATCAGATTCAATGAAATCTTCTAACGTGTCAGCATTTTTATCAGCATTAACAAGCTTTTCATATGAAATCGGTTTGTTAGCCATCGGCTTTCTCCAGACATAAAAAAAGCACCCTTTTGAGTGCTTTGGATTTCTAAAATTCAGTTAAATAAAGTCATGATCACGTTCATAAAAACGTGCGTCATAGTTTGATGCTTTCAATGTGTTCGTCATTTGAGTTTGCGGTGTTAACTCTTCAAGCATAAATGCTTGTTTCTCACGCTCATCCGCTTTGAGCAATGAATACATGGTTTTGACATAGCGATCAGGATCAACAACTAGCGGCAGCAGTGGTGCGCGAGCAAGCGCCATAGAATAGTCATCTGGCCCCGTACTGCACTGGATCATATCGACACTGGCATCTGGCAATTGGAAGTATGCGTAATACACAAAGCCTGCTTCGAAGATACAAGGCTGAGATGTATACACAACCAAACCATCGACTGCATCAACTTCCCCGTCCTGTGTGCTTACCAGTGTGTTGTCTGCGACAAGAATACGATCATTTCTAATCAGTAACTCAGACTCGTCGAGCGCTTCGAACTCACACGATACATACTTGTATTTCAGCTTATTCCATTCCCGCCACGCTCTAACTTTCGCTTGAGCTTCATTGCGGATTCCTGTAGTGGTGATCTTCAACGGATTCTTAGGTGTGATGTCTTCAGGAATGATGTACTTAACACGTGCATCGTCTACATCAGAAGTGTATTCAAGCTCTACCCCGTCATAGTCTTTCTGCACACCGAATGTATAAGTCCGTTTTTCAGTGGTTGGCACCTTGTTCCGATGATTGAATAAAAGTACTGAGTTTTCTTGTGGCTGCTCAAACTTCAAGCGCAACAAACTTCCAAATCGATACGGCTCACAAAAAGCAGAGCTTGCAATCATTCCAGCAATTTCTTCAAAGCTAAGATTGTTATCATCAATCGTGTAGTTAAATTCACTCATGATGCTTGAATCAAAGTATGTATTTACTTTGTCAATTTCAGCATTGATCTGTGCAATGTCGATTTCACTCTCAGATCGACGTCCAACATGGTCATCAAGTGCATTGTAAATCAGTGCCTGACCTGCTGAACGTGTGACCTGTAAAGGCCCTGTGCCATCAACCGGAAGTTTGCGATTCACTAAACAGTTCAGCTTGCGTTCTTTGATGCTTAGGGCGCCATCGGTAGCAACTGTTCGAGAACGCAATACAGTCACATTACCGTAACTATCTTTATCCGATTGTGCAAAAGCATAAACATCTTTAATCTTCACTTCACCACGATAGTTGGAATCTGTCGGCCAATCCATGCAAGCACGAAACCTAAATGATCCAGATTGACCAAAATTAATCGTCATGGTTCTCCCAAATTGTGACGTATGATATTCTCTAAAAAATAGAACACTTTCAAGAATATCTCCAAATTGATCGCCATCTTCATCCAACATTTGATATTGAATTCTGACTCGTGTTTCAGTGGGATCTTGTCTTCCAGATCTTGACTGCCAAAACAAACCTTGCGGCCAAACCAAATTGACGTACATACCCTCAGCATTTTGCATATCAAGATTGAACCAGCCCACCCATTTATTGTTGACTGAATCGAGACGTGGTGTGATATTCTGCCCTTGTGTACTCTGGTTTGGCAATGTTGCGAGTTTATCCCATTCAGGGTTGATCGCACTTGGGTTGATAAGTGCAATGCTGTTCGCTGTCATGCTTGAAATTGTGTAAGTACCACCTAAATTGATTCCGTTTTCATTTTGATTTAAAACAGCGCCTGCACTTATTGTGTAGTCGTCATTCAAAAGCGACCAGTTCGGGTTTATTGAACTTGGATTTGATAACACAATGTCATAATGAAAGCCTGTTGATATCGTAGTTTTGGTGATACCAGATACGATGTATTGGCCTGACAAATCTCGTGATGTAGTTTCTAAGACTGGCGGTGTTCCAGTGTTTGTTACGATATCAACCTGTGCTCCTGTTAGCTGTAAAGCTTTAAATGCATTGGGATTATCAACGTTAATCGTTGATTCAATGATTACATGAAAGTCTTCTGTAACTAAAATAGATCCTGAAAAAGCAACATTTAAGACACCGTATTCAGCATTATAAACAGCAACATTTTCTCCTGAACTAAAATACTGTGAGAAATCTATAGAGTTACTTTTGATGTAATTTGGACTTTCAAACCATATCTGATTTGATTCTATTTGCGTGTCATTTGGTCGCTTTAACGTTTGACCGTTGATCGCAACTGATTTTTTTACCTCTATTGGCAACTCAGTGAATGTTTCACCCACTTGATAAAACGCTTGATTAGCACCAACAATTTGAACATTTGGATTGTAAACAGAGACAGACGTACCGGGAATATTTGCAACATCTGTTTCACCGTCGCGCATGTCTAGAATTTGATAATAACCACGCCCTATACACATCAAACATTCTTCAATTTCAATGCCGTCGACATAGATCGAATAAGCTTGAGCGATCAGATCAGGATAAGCACGCACGCGACCAAAGATGTCCGGAATACGTCCATTTAGCCGTGCTTGGTTTGTACGGTTAGCCAATTCATTGTTTGATGAGCCTGCTGCCGCGGCTGCGGGCTTTGGCATTGTCATGATCGTATAAACGCTATACGCTGCCATGATTGCAACGACAATCAAATACACAATCGTAAATGGATCATATGCTGGATAAACCACAACATAAAACTGCCCATCAAGCTGTTTTAAATTTTCAATATCGCCAAGATTTTTTGGCGTCACATCCTTTGATTGAGCAATATCATTATGATAAATACGGGCATTTTTTGGGAAGCTCGGTGCGAACTGCTCATGTAAATATTGCAGCACATCTTCAACATCTGCCTCGGCCCAAGTAGAACGATCATAAATATCGGGTACGATAATGACTTTTTTCAAGCTCATAGATAAAACCTCGTTTCCCGAAAATTTACAGAAATTAATTCAAGCGGTAGAAATTGCACACCGCGGCCAGACAAATGTAAAAGTTTGTCGCAATAAAAAAGCCCAACGTGTGTTGAGCTTCGAGATCCATTACTAAAAAATACAATACAGGGTGAAATCGGTTCATTAATGCGCTGAAAATCGCCAGATCCATTTAAAAATTGACTCAATCGCTTAGTCAGGTTTTCACCTGTGATTTGCTGCCACGCTTCGCACAGAAACTCATTGCATGTGTACTCTGGCGACCAAATTCGATCGAGTAATTGATCAATACTCATATCATACCCCGAAGTAACGGAAACCGCTCTAGACTATAGGTTTCACCTGTTTTAACTGAGTTCAATTCAGGCGCTTTAGCATCAAATGTACAGTTTCCAGTTCCGTCCTTTGATAAAGAAGCAACTTCGAGTGTTTGCAGCTCCACCATGGGTGATGACAAATCATCATCCCGATATAAGCGCCATTTTACTTGTGGCCGCTGGTCCCAGTTATTACCCAGGCGAGCACCGATTACAGCTTCAATCAGCTCATCATCAACATCACCAATTGTGAGTGCTAGCTTTTGATCAAGATCGTTTGTGACAGTTGAACGTTGAATCGACATAGGTTGATAAACATATTCAACATCTTGTCCACCAGCTGCATGCTTTACTGTCACACCGTTAGCATCGTTTTTGACATAGCGAAAAGGCTGATCAAAATCTGGGTGAGATATTTCGACACACTCAAGCGGTAAAACTTCACTTGAGTCCAGAAAGAATGACGTGTAATCAGGCATCGAGATTCTCCAAAGCATCAGGCAAATCTACATTGACCAGTTTTTCAAGTGGATTAGCCAAACTGCTCAAGTCGTCATCAGATTCATTGCCGTATTGAACAATCAAGTCGTCCATGTCTGTGCTTTCTGTTAGTGGTTTTACTTCAAGCTGAGCTGATACTGTGAAGATTAAGCCTTGTTTGCTTGAAAGTGCTGGACTATCAGCGAAATAACACTGGTAGTCTTGTGCTGGCGCGTCATCGACAACAAGCTTGGCTAAAAATGCCTGATTAGGCTTTCTTCGCCATACACGATAGAAGGCCATCAAGTATTGATAGCCTGCCTCGCCGACTACCCACTGCACGCTGACTGAGTGTGACGGGTTTTTGAGTGACCGGCGGTAGCGACTTGCGCCACCGTCGAGCTTTTGAGAAATTACGCCATTTCCAAGCTTTGCAGAGTAACCGGATTGCGTCACGCAGTATTTAAGACGGTTCATTATCTTCTCCGTGCCACATTGAGATTTTGTTGCATTGCTTTAGAAATTCGACTGTTAGGGCTTGCCAATTGGCCAGTGACCATTTTTTCAACCTCATCAATCGTCACGTAAGTCTTGCCGTCAGCGCCACGAGTAGCACTAACACTGCTAGATGTGTTGTTATTGATAATGATGTCACCTTGTGATAATGCTGGCATATTGGAATAACGGTCCACAATATAACTTGTCGTATCACCCATATGCCCACCAGAAGCGCGCTTAACCGGAAGTTCACCCATTCTGTTTATGTAGTCCAAGGTATCAACTCCAAGACTACGAACAGACTTGGCTTTAATGACATACTCGTTGTCGGAAAGCATTGCAGGAATTGAGTCGCTAGTTTCTGTTCCAGATCCTCGAACGTGGCCACCAGTTGAGAAGCCTTTCGGTGTAAATGCCTGTAGTGCAGCCTGTAGCACCCCTGTTTTAGCTGTTGCCATTGCTACGGCTGGAATATTTGCAGGGAATGGAGCAGATGACCATGCTGCTGCAATGGTTGTATAACCACTCATAATTACACTGGCTAAGTTTGCTGCTTTTTGAGCTGCAATCATGGTTTTGTATGCTGATGAATTTTCCCCAGCGTACCCTTTCACCAAATCGCCCATTGCTCCAAATGCAGAACCCATAGCTGACAAATTGCTTGAATAGAGTTGGGTGTTTAAGTCACTCTCCTTCTTGGCGTACATTTCATTTAGTGCTTGTCTGGCTTGCAAATAACGATCCTGAGCTTCTAAAAGCGCAGCATTTTGATCTTCAGCACTTAAACCCTGACCAAAAATAGCATCACGCTCAGTGCTATAGTTTTTTGCCAATGAGTTTTGTTCAGATGAAACCCCTATATCAAGCTGTGTTTTAGCGTAAGCCTCGGGATTTTGGCGCTCCATTAAGTAATTGCTGGATTGATCATATACACCATTAATCGAAGCTCGCATCTCAGCAGCCTTAACTTGCTGGGTATATCTGAACTGCTCAATCTCATAATCATAGCGCTCCTTTAAGGCCTTGATACTCGACTTCTTTTCTTCATTAGTTAGTTCTTTATTAGCCAATATTCTTTTTTCATTGATTCGAGTTTGTGCTGTAAGCTTTTCCTCTTCTGTCATTTTAAAAGAATAAAGATCATAGGCAAGTTGAGCTTCATTAATTGACTTGGTCTGCTCTGCTCGTTTTTGGGCTTCCGCAATATACTGTGTCATTCCATATTTTTGCAGACGAGCAATTTCTTTTTGCAAATCCATGTCTATCTGCGCCGATTCACTTGAATATGCATACTGAATTCTAAACCTTTCCTGATCAATCCGAGCTAATTCGTTTGCATGCTTGCGCGCTTCTGTTAAAGCTTTTTTCTTTTCTGAATCGCTTGAAGGTGCTTTTGAACCATCACCTTTTACCTTAAATTGCTCCAAAACATCTTTAGTAGATTTTGAAGATTCATTAAGCTTAACCTTATACACTTCCAGTTTTTTTTCTGCACTATTTGTGGCCTTGCTAATTGAATCCCATTTTGATAAGGCCCAATCATCAATACCCTGCATAGATTGTTTATAGATTTCATTTTTAGAGGCATTGGAAGTTCTCCTATTAAAAGGATCTGATACGATATCAACACCAGCAGCAATTGAAACTCCAGCCTTTTTTGTTAGAGCTTGAATAGTTACCCACGCGTTTCCAATGGTATTTAACTCATTAATCGTAGCCCTCCATTTCTCAACCATGAAATCTCCAGTGATGTCAAATGCCCCCCTAAGAGAGCTTAGGTCATCTTCTGCACTAGAGCCAAATATGCTGAAAGCGTTAGTCATTCCCGCCAATGCTGTTTCAATAGCACCCGAAGATACAATGGTTGTTAAACTTTGAACTGACTCGCTAGCTAAATCCACACCACTTCTTACAAGATCACCAACACCCGCTTGAGATATTGCCAAGTATAAAGCCTCCCAAGAATCATTTAAGTTTGCTATTGACCCGTCAAGCGTATTCATTCGCTCCGCCATTGCTCCAGCAAACTGATTCTCTCCAAGCTTTATGAGGTATTCCTCAATCTCCTTGGCATTATTGCCTATTGTTTTTGACATACCTTGGAAAGTTAATGTGACTTTATCTCCTTGTTGTTTTGCTTTAATACCAAACTCTTTAAGGCGTTCAAACTCACTCGTTGTTGCATCAGCAACAGCCTCAATCATTTGGCTTAAGTCTTTACCCATTGCACTAGCTGTATTTCCATAAGACTTCATAGCTCGCTCAGACGGGGTTAAACCTAAATTTACTAGTTTAGTAAACCCATCAACAGCCTGCTCCAATCCGTAAGGTGTTTCAGTTGCGAATTTCTGTAACGCATTAAAAGCTAACTTTGCATTTTCTGCTGATTTTGTTGCTGTGATTAGTCCAGCATTTAACTTATCAAATGTTCTTTGCGTTGAAATAATCTTATCAATAGAGAGTAGAGGGAGTAATACAGATGCTCCAGCAGCAGCCAATCCCAATAAAGCACGAGACATAATTGCGATTTCTTGAGCCGACTTGCTAGATGTCCTTCCTACTTTTTCAGTAGAATTTGATGCTTTATCACCACTAAGAGTTACCTCATTTAATGCTTTTCTTAGTTCTTCAGAATTCTTTTTAGCCTGCTCAGTGCTAATAGTAATCAAGAGACTGCTTTTTGCTTCTGCCATTTTATCACCTGCAATAAAAAACCCGCATTTAGCGGGTCTTGGTTATCAATATTGGTTTTAAGGTTCAATAAAACCCTGAACATTAAAATTAAACTGCCTTGCACCTTCTTGATAAAATTTAGGCTCAATCGTTAATTTTTTGGCTGTTTTTAACTTTTGGATTAGTGAATTAACTGTTTTAGCGTGCGCCACAAATAGCAAGTCTGAATCATGACTATCTGAACCGATCATTGAAATAGACTGAACACTTCCATTATCAAACTTAAAGTTAACTTCACATCCATCCACAATGCCGCAAATAAATTGCCCCTTATCAATCTTAATCATTATGTCTTTTTCTTTAGAGTTATTCCTAACCATTAACCCCAGTTTTGAGCCGCCATTATAAGGAAATCCAAAATCTACTTCGTTTGTACTAATATTTACTGTTGTTTTTGATTTTGTTCCCCTCATTTCATCTGAGGATTCTTGATTTTGCCAATTCTCCTGAGGAGCTGGTATTTCAAAGTTGCTTTCAAGTTGTGAGTTTTGATTTAGTTTTGGATCTGGATCACTGGAACCAACCTGACAAGCTTTAAATAAAACAACAAACAAAACAATAAAAACTAACCACACCACCCACTTAGGCAAATGCTTATTATTTTTAGCTCCACATTTAGGACATGCATCAGCTTTATCGCTTACGGGATTTCCACATTCTTTGCAAGGTTTTATAGCCACTCTTCCACCTATTGATTTTAGTCTCTTAACTTTAGTAAAAATAATGGATTTATAGGAAGTTATAAAGTAAAACCTATCTCTGGACTGTTTTTTAAGTTGTTGAAAATCTCAAATATCTCTTTTGGTATTTTTGAAAAACATTCAGTTTTCCCGTGAAATTCCAATTTAGGCTTATATTTCTGCTTATGCATTAATGTGTGAATGGATTTTTCTAAATCCCATATAAGACTTGCATCACCAAAAACTTCAGCTATTACTTCAAAATAATAGGGTAGCTTGATTTTTGAATCAAACCTAATTTTCGCCCCTAATCGACTTATACCTACTTTATAAAACTCTTCATTCTCATTAGTACATTTAATCAAATACAAATGTGTTTTTCCCTCATACTTGCCGCAATATTCAAGATAGCTTTCTTTAGTATGCCCAATGGTAACTGCGCACTCAGGGCAACCACTCCCTTTCTTATGAGATTTTGGAGTTTGGGTAAATTCACCATGCTCCTTACATATGATTACAACTTCATTGAAAGCACCAGTGTAGTTAACCTTTGAATAATCATATCTTTCACCATGCACTTTACCGAACTGATAAATCACTTCTTCTGTTTCTAAAGTATAATTTCCTGCACAATAAGGACACCCACACCCCGATTTATGACTAAACGCGTTTTGTGTAAACTCTCCATGAATCGGGCAAATAATTTTTATCTTACTTTTTCCATTTTTATAAATTACTTGACTATAGTCATATTTATTTTCATGAATTCTTGTGCATTCGGCTATATATTCTAAAAGGGTGAGTTTTTTTGAACCTCCACATTTAGGGCAGGCTTGCCCTGCGATATGTTTTTGAGGGGCTTGAAAGAATGATCCATGTTCTGGGCAAACTATTTCAACTTTTTTACCAAGCAAAGAGAATATAACTTTTGAATAATCATATTTATCCCCATGAGCATTGCCAAAATCACTCAAGACTTCTTGAGGAGTCTTGTGTCTGCCTATACATTTAGGGCATCCATTGCCAATGATGTGCTTCTCAGGTGCTTGCTCAAATTCCCCGTGATCTGGGCATATAATTTTTACCTTTGAATCTGTATTAACGTATTCAACCAATGAGTAGTCATATCTATTGCCGTGTTTTTCCTTAAATTTGCTAATTACCTTTTGCGCCAAATGTCTTTTATTATCATACATGCATTTAGCACATCCCTGCCCTTTTCTATGCATTGCAGCTAACTGTTCAAACTCCCCATGAATACGACATATAATTATTACCTTGTCCAAAGCATGCCTGTAATTAACTTTGGAATAGTCGAATCTATCTCCATGCTTTTTTTTAAACTGTTCAATAATTTGCTCTGTTGTATATTTTGGTTTCAAAGAACTAAGAGCACACTGTTTACAGCCACTTCCTTTTTTATGTGTTTGAACCCATTGTTCAAATAAACCATGTTTTCTACAGATTATTTTTACTTTGGTGGTATCTCCTAAATACTCCATCAAAGAGTAATCATAAGTATCGCCATGCACATTTTTAAATTGTTCAATAACCTTTTCTCTAGAATATTTAGCCATAATCTAAAAAATAAAATATAATAATCAATATTTTACACTTATAATGAAAGATAATTTTATTTTAATTGTTAAATTATTTTTCATGAAAATACCCCTAAATATAGGGGTAATTTTGCATAGGTTTCGGTTTGTTAGGAGGTTAGGTTTAAAACTCTACTGATCGGCGTTACTGCATAAAGGTTTGACAATATCTCAGCTTCTCTTTTATAGGCTTTATCTTTATCCCTATCGTCCATAAAAACTTGCAACGAAAGATTATCCACAAAATTTGACAAGTCCAAACCCTTTCTCAACAGCCTGCCTGTATTGTCTGAAGTTGGCTCACAAACATCGATGAACTTTGAGCCAACTTTAAAGTCAAAATGATGCTTCGCACCAGACGCACCATGCACATCTATATTTTGCTCAAGATCACTTCCATACTGCATAAACAAAAAGCCTTTAATTTTGGTCACAACCTCATCAAAAGACTGTTCTTCAGAAGAACTTGGACAATATGAAGTGATTCTCGAAAGCAGCCCAAGCATTGCACTGATTGCTGGCTTAAGCTCATTTATCGAAGCCTCAATCTGCAATTCAGTTCCGTTAAACACAATACTGTCAGAAGTTTGATTAATCTGGCGTCTAATAATCTCTTTTGCTTTTTCTGGCATGGGTAGATTGTCAGCAAACATTCTCACATTTAACCCAACATCGCGAATCCAAACACGATCTTCTGAAGTTCTAATGTAATAAGTTGAAGGTCTACCGTCAGCAAAGAAATGCGGTGTTGTAACACCTAACCACTCCTTGCCTTTATCAAAGCATTCAGAGCCCAATGACTGGATAATGCTTGCAACATTACTCATATAAGCTCTCCTTCAAATGGTTGGTGGCATTGACCAAATATTGTTAAATTGGTCTTGTCTTTAAATTCTTTAAACCAATTATACCAATCAAAAGATTCATCATCTTTGACTTTGGTTGTTTCTCCGATTATATACCAGTGAGCACCGTAAATTTCCGACCCATCTTCATTACGGTGACTTAATTTGTCGCTTGGTTCTATCTCAAGTTGAGCAAAAACATCTGAATGGTTGATAACATTAAGTATTAAGGCAAAGCTGTGATAGATAAATCCATTAGGGCTTCTGTTGGATATTAGTTTCAACTCTAGTCCAGGAATAGTTGTCATTAACTCGTCCATTACCAGCCGCGTTCTGTAAGTTGCAGTTGTACGATCAGCACTTAGCTCCATGATAATTTCATCATTGATAAACTTTTGCATTTGTAGCAATTCGTTCAATTTTTCAGGAGGTGTTTTTAGAAGCCTTCTTTGCTTAGCCATCTATATTTTTGCTCATTTTATTATTCTTGATTTGGACTAATGTTTACCTGCAACCCACCAAACCTTTTCGCTAACTCCTCAATAAGCTCTTCGGTGGTTAGATCGGATTTGTCGTTTTTTTAGGTTCAAAGCTTTGCTCAAGACGCGCGACTATATCCGCATTCATTGAGCGGTTATGATCTTTAGCAGATTGAGCAACTTTTTCCTTTAAACCCTCAGGCCAACGCAAGTTATATTGCGCATTTAAGTGTCCACTACTCATTAGCCGCACTACAAATAAAAAACATAATAATAGTAGCCAGTACATATTGACAATAATAGCCAGTGGATACTATTCTTTATTCATACCCAATGGCTACTATAAAGGAGGTGCATGTTGGAAGCACTTACTAAACCAAAATCCAATTCCCACAACAAAGTTCAGTTCAACCTACGTCTTGATCCAGAGCTTCTTGAATGGGTTAGGAATGAGGGCAAAAAATTTGAACGCCCCGCTAACTACGTTATTAACCACGCAATTAAGCAGCTAAAAAAAACATCAGAAGCCAACTCTTAAGACAAAAATAAACCCTGCTCTCCGCCAAGATTACAGGGTTATGTCTCATCCCACACAAAGGAAATCAACATGACCACTTTAACACAAATTAATGATACACAAGTATCAATCGTTAATTTCAAATCTATTCCAGTTGTTACCACAGCTATGCTTGCTCAGTTTTATGGCACTGAGGAAGTGCGCATACGCCAAGGTCACGACAGAAATAAATCACGATTCATTGAAGGTAAGCATTTTTTCAAAATTGTTGGCCAAGAACTGAAAGATTTTGTGAGTAGCTTAAAGATACTCGCAAATTTCCCAACCATTTCAAACAAAACTCGGTCCCTTATTCTTTGGACAGAACGCGGTGCGGCTCGTCACGCTAAAATTCTAGACACCGATCAAGCTTGGGATGTTTTCGAACAACTTGAAGACTGCTACTTCCATCGTCAAGAAATGTTAGCCAAAACCCACAAATCTGAACGCACTCCATTGCACGATGCTCATGCTTTACTTGTTGCCAAAACCAAGCATCTTAACTCAAGTGATGCATGGAAAATCATCAATCAGCGGTTTGGTACAAACCATATAGAAGAAATTCCTTATGACCAGATACCAGTAGCAGTTGAGTATGTTCATCATCTGATTGCGCTTTATAGTAATGCAGATAAACAAACACGCATCGAATACTGGAGGAATCGTGACGTTCAAATGCTTATGTACTATGCTCCAAAGTTCGGAAAATTTGTTCGGGATGATTTATATCCTGCATTAAAGCTTCTAAGAAGCGAGTTTGCTGCTCAAGTTGTTGGTATGGCTCAAGAAATGGCTACATCAGCCAATGCACTAAATAGACAAGCATGGGGCTGGGGAGTAACCAATTACGATGAGCTAGGCGGACAGCCATTGCACACAATGGAGTGGTATCTTTCTAAATAAAAAAAGCCCTTCGGGGCTTTTCTGTTAACAAGTCACCCTAAAGAATCACTGAGTAGCTTAAAGATACTCAGTCCAAATACTTGATCAATGAAGTAGTTGTATTATTCTGCTGTATTGTCAAACAAACCTAATATTATTCTTTTCACATCAAAACCCCATTAAGTAGACTTAATGAGGTTAGCTTAAAAGTTTATTAAAAGAAAGGTTAAATGCTATCCAAATCTCTAAGCCACGTATGTCGTATTGAACTTATAAATCATAGAGCACCAAAGCATCTTTAGCTCATAAATCTTTCGATAATATTATCAGCCCATTATGTTCACTAAAGCCATTATTTTTATAAAAACTCTCTGATTGATAACCTTTTTGTGTGTTAAGTAATATTGCATTTAATCCATCACTTAGACAAGATTTTTCGATTTCCAGCATGAATTGCTTGCCAAAACCTTTCCCTTGAAAATCAGGATGGATAAAAAATTCATCAATATAATATTCCATCCCCCTTGGCCAAGGCTTTTGGAAACCAATACAAACACCTATTATTTGTTCATTATTTTTCAGAATAAAACCTTTGAAAAAATTATTTTGAAGGTGCACTCGAATAAAGTTTTTTATTGGTTGGCTAGAATCCCACTCTTCTAACCACGGCTTTTCTTTGTAAGTCAATATATATAGTTCAGCACATTCATCAACATCTAATGAAGTCAAAAATGAAAAAGAAATCATAAAAATTTTTCATAAATTTAGTTAACCATATTAAATAGCAATTCTCTTTTAATTTAAACTTTAATTTAATCAATGCAATTCAAAGGAATTGCGGCGCGATGGACATCTTATGGCATTACAAGCTTTGAACGAACATACTATAGACTTCACCCGCCCTCAATACTCAGATCCTATCGTAGATATGTCTGAATACTTTATCGAGAATCCTCAGTACAGAGTGATCAAGTACATTCCGATCAAGGACGGGATTCGGTGTTGGTACATCACTGTTAGCTAGGTGTTATTAGCAGAGCTTTCCATGAATTTTTTGTCGAGCGCAAATATGCACTCAACAAAAAGTCCTTTATCCAAATCACAGCCGTAAACATCAAAGTAAGCGTTAATATCATGCAGGCCTAAACTTTTAGGCATAATCGAATGTGCTGTGCAGATATAGTCACGCCCCCGACTGATCAAAGAAAAAGCCTCATTGATGTATTGACCAATGAAGCTTTTTTCAGGAAGTTTGGGGGTTGAAAGACCTAGCCGTTTGTAGATTTGGCTCGTTTTTTTTTGGTCCCACTTGTGGTTTCGGTAGTCGTAGTGTTCAAGGGCTTTCCCACTGCATCTTTTACCTCACTTGCACGCTCTTTCTCAAGCTGGAAGGCTTTGGCCACAATGAATGACACTATCGGGTTACTTTCAGTAGAGCTTGTACAGATCAGCTCAGCATTCTTTTGAGTGTATTCAAGCGGCTTACCCTGTTCCACCTCAATGCCTGTCCATCCAAGCAACAAATGTGATACTGCCCGGTTAAAGCCAAGACCGGATTGCTGCGCTGTCTCATCCGTCACTTCACGATAGCCCCGCAGTTCTTGCTCAGCCTGCAAGTTGTTCAATTCAAGCGTACGGTTAAATGATGGCTTACCAGAGCTTGCAATAAGAAGCTTTACACCTTCTTTATAATCAAACCACTTCTGACCATATTCGGCTTTCGGTTGCTCTTTGATTTCAATCAGCATTATGAACCTCCACCAACCACAACCGGTGCTCGAGTAAGTGTTGGGGCAACATCAGCAACAGTATAAGAGAACTGTGTATTTAGAATGTCGCTGTTGCCGCCGCTTGGAAGTGGTGCAGATACCAGCACTTTAGGAAGATCAAGCGTGTATTTATTGCCAGCACTATCTGTCATTGGAATAGATAGAGAAATTGGAGTATTGGCGAACTGTTTTTCATATATGGCTGATGTATTTTGCGACCAAGCTACAGTAAATGATCCAGTGCCCTGAGCAAGAGTTTCAAGAATTGCACCAATTTCTAAACCTTTACCTAGGCAGCGCTGTGTTTGTGCATTGTTATTCCAAGTAAAGTCTAGCTGGGTAATGCATGCACCACTAACCAACGACCCATCGATAAGTATGTCACCAATAGATACGCTTGACATTTTAGGATTATCTGAGGCTGCGGTAATTGTTCCTGCTGGTACGCTTGTGAATTTAGTTCGGCCCATGCCAATCAAGGAGAATGTTGCGGTAATTAAGCCACTCTCTGGAATGGATAGCTGCAATTGATTGACATGACAACCTTTGAATACATGATAATCCGCTACGTCTGTGAAACCACGCAGAATAGAGAATGTTTTTCGTGCTGTACCACCGAAAGTGAGTACATTCCCGGTAAAAGCATTGTATGCCGCTGCTTCAAATAAAGCGTCGTATGCACCATATTGCAGCTCAGTCTCAATGTCCCCTGTGTAATCAATACCAGTGACGTACGTACCAGAAGCAATACGGCTATCTTTGATCGTATTGGATTCTGTTGTGGTCGGAGCGGCATCCAGTGAGGTTGTTGTGAAAGGTAATGTTGTACGAGCGAATGGGCTTGGAGTAGTACCCACTACTGTTTCAGGTGCGTATTGCACAAGTTGCTTGATACCACTCGACATGGCAATCTCCTATTTTTAGGCATAAAAAAACCACCTTTCGGTGGCGCGGGGTTTTGGTTTGTTTAGTCGTTTTCGTCTTTAAAATCCAAAGATGGTTGAGCTTCTTTAATTAGATCGTCCAATTCTTTGAGCATTGCAGGCTTGGTTTGTTTACCATGAATTGATAAGAAGCTTGCGGCACCCGATAATGATTGGGTGATTACATCAATCTGTGCTGAGAGTTCACCAATGCGAACCTGCAATCCATCTTTGAGCTGTCTAGCTAATTCCTCTTGCTCGATGTAATACTTACGAATCTCATGTCCTTTATCATTCCGCTCCATCATTCCTAAATGCTTAGTCATATCAACTGAAATGATATATTCAGTTGTTGGGCGACCACCTTTTAGGTTTTCGTCTTTTTTGACGATAACTACATAATCAAAATTCTGTTCAAATTTACATTGATTAATTCGACGTTTAATCCAGTGGGAGAATTCAGCCTTTACTTCAAGCATCTTGTGTAAATTTCGTGCATTTACACCTAGCTGAACTTTCCCATTTAACTCTACTTCAAGAAATGGATTGGATTTAAAATTTACAATCGCATTCATAATGCTTCTCCGACTGCTCATAAAGAAAAAACACTGGCAGGAAGAAGTATGAACAGTCAAAACGACCATCTTCTTTTCGGGGATCAGCCTAGCCAGTGTTCGCCTGAATTTCAGGCATAAAAAAACCTGCCGCTAAGGACAGGTTCGTTTAAAAGTTAAATTCGTTAATTGACGCGATAATTTATTGAAATGTTGTACTGAATGAAATCCCCATTACTGCCGAGGTTCTGCACTTGACCTTGGAGTATCTCTAGTTGGCCAGTTGTGTAATATTCGAAATGAGCTAACCAAGCATCAGCGAGCTTTGTGATTACTACTTCATGTGTGTTCAGACGAGCCATGCAGTTGATTGAGATAATCCCTGTTCGCCTTGTACAAGGCACGTCACCAATTCCTGCAATGATTGAACCGCCCCATAACACATTAATTTCACACCAAAGCCCATCAGTCGGAACTGTTAAGTCTTTATTAGGATATTTAATTCGGGTCTGCTCAATCCCAGTAAATGCCATTGCCCTAGAGATAATGGCTTGTCGTGCTTGATCTAGAGTCATTGCCATTTTAACCACCGTATTTCTGAGCAATATAGCTAAACGTTAAACCATAAACACCTTGAGGTGCTTGCTTGGAATAACCACCTGATGTTTTTTCAGTTTCAGGAATTGAAGTAAATCCACCGAACTCTATTTTTTTGGCATAAGGCGCATTAGTTTGGATATAGACTGTCGAGTAAGGTACTAAACGAGATAAAACGCTTGTGCCATTGCTTATGGTTGAGCCACCACCCTTGTCTTTCTCAGCCTCATTGAATGATTGGTCGGTCTGGTTAATGCTAACCCTGTGTGATGCTCTATAGGCTCCCGTGTCTACAGGACTGGCTAATACAACTCCACCTAAGGCATCAATGACAATATCTTTCTGTTTTTTGGTAAGGTCGGCTTCAATTGTTTTAGTGAAGGCACTTGGTTTGCTGCTCCATCCCATCTAACACCTCGGCAATTGCTCTGTTAATTCCCTACCATCTTTTGAATTATGAACATACACGCCATCCTTATATACAGGAAAGCATTCGCAATCTTCCTGTTGATGCTCAATAAGATCATCAATTGGCATTACATGAACTGAATCATGATATTTAACAACCTTCCACATTAGACTTTCCTTAACTGACAAGTCCACACACTTGATGATGGGTCCTGACTGTAGCTCACGACTCGATAATTACCGCCTTCAATCACCCAAATGTCGTTAACATCTGGCTCAACTAAAGTACCTGCTGAATCCTTCACTTCATTTTGCAGTAGCACAGCCTTTGAATCGGCAACGCGGTAATCGACAGGCTTCACCAAATCCTTTGCCCAGCTTCCAAACAGGACGCCACGACCGCCATAAACATATTCGGTGTACGTATCCTCACCAGTAGCTGGATTAGATCCAGTTAGTAACTTGCGGGTACAAGTAAAGGTATCAACCGCGCCTGCCAGTTCATCTTCAGCATCAAAGGCAGCGCCAAGTTCTTGCTGAATCTCATCACGCATTCCCATGGCTTACTCCGTAATAACATAAGTGTTGATGTGATACTTCTCGCTGAAGAATGGTTCTAGAAGGTCAAGGATGAATTGCATATCGCCACTGACTGATTCTTCCTTGCCTGCAACATAGGTCTTGCTTACCGACGTGCCAGACTGTGCAGATACCGTTTTAGATGCTACTACACCTTCTTTAGTTGTGTAGAGTTGCCCTGCTGCTGCCAGTTTTGCTAAGTAAGCGCCAGCCGTAAGAATCGCATCTGGCACTTCACCTTCTGGATAGTCTGGTAAATTTCTAGCATTAAGCCACGCATTAGCCTGCATCACAGCAATAACCGGATCACCAGTTCCCCACCAGTCAGGCCCTAGCTTTTGAGTCACACTTTCGACTGTTACATAGTTCATAGCTTAATCCTAAAAATCTAATTAAGAAGGACGGCCCGAAAGCCGCCCTGCTTTAGTTATGCACCACCATTCAGCGGTGCTTCTGGCACAGGAACTGCTACTTCTGGGTCCTTAATGCCATAGTCACCCGCTGTTTTGGCAGGGTCAAACATGGTGCCAGCAGCTAATGTGTCAGTTGCATCATCAGCATATCGGCGGTCTGTTGGGTATTGGTATTTGTAGTCTGGTTGCTTCTCAGCCATGACTGCTCTCCTTAAAGGTTAGTAATTAGGAAGCGGATTGAGGTGTCTTCTGGTTTGGTTACAAGTTCCCAGTTAGCTGCCTTCTGCAAATCAGCCCAAGAAGCGCTTAAAGACTCACGCTCTGTACCACCAGTTAAAGTGTCTTTAGGTGCAATGAAGCTAAAACCTTGCGGATGGATCAACATGTTGCGACGCGTCCAAAGGATTTCATGACCAGCACCATTACCAGTTGATTGTGTTTCTTCAACCTTCAAATCTTTTGGACCGGGAACAGAGTCATATGCAAATGCGCGTGGACCTGCAAGAATCGTGATGAACTTAGCGTTTGCGCCTGTGCCAATTTGCGTATTGGTATCTGTTTCAATGACTGCGCGCCCGTTGTAAACGGTGATTGGTGGCAAGTTATCACTTGTGGTCACTTGTTCAAGTAATTGCTGTTTACGCATCTTCGCAGCAATACGTGAATGCACGAACATCACACCACGTCCACGTAATGAAGCATTCATTGTGCTTTCCGCATCAATGTAGGCATCTACTGACCAACGTGAAGCATCTGTTGCTGTTGAAGCAGAGATGTCGGTAGTGAATCGCTTGCCGTTCGCCTGGTCATAATTACGCAAGCCAATTACTGTTGCTAGAGCACGGTTTTCGGCAGCTTGTTGCCAATACTTATTCAGCATTCCACCAATAAGCTCAAGTGAGTTGACCTTCGATAAATACTGTCCAAGAACTGACTCAAGAAAGCCTTCGTTCATATATGCAACACGGCCTTGCATTTCACCTGCATCAATCGTGCGAGGCATTGCGATATCAGTCAAAATGGTGTTGCCATAGTTCTGTTCAACATTGCCGTCTACACCGTTGATGTATGGAACGACGAATGTTGATGAACCACTTGTAAGCAAAGGACGTAAAGATTCATCAGATACGAATGCACCTGATTGCACAAGTGGCGAAACTGCCACAGGATTTGGACGCAGGTAAGATAAAACTACGTCACGGTTAAATACTTCTACTAAAGAAGGCATGGAGTTACTCCCAATAATTAATTATTAAAGTCACCATTCGCTACTGCTGCTTGGAACCCTTGAGGGTCATTCTTTTGGAATTCCAAGCGCTCTTGCGTGGTCATTTCACTTGGTTTCTTGGCAGCTCCACCACCTGAACCACCGCCAGAAGCCCCACTTCCTGACGCATTTGATGCAACAATTAATGGCTTAAATGCCACGTTGCTGCGAAACTCTTTTTTGAGGTCATCAATACTTAAAGCACTAGGTTTGCCCTGCGAATCTAGTACGCGTACTTTGACCTCTCCGTTTTCATCAGTTTCAACTTGAAGACGATTTGTAATATGTGGAAGCAAAACTGCCTCCGAGCCTTTGATTGAAAGCTCACTTGCTAATGCTTGTGCTGTTTGCCCGACAGTTAATTTGTAGACTTGGTCTTGCAATGCTTTGGTAGCTTCTGCATGTTTTGCTTCTGCTTGCTCAAGCTTGGCTTTCCAAGATGCTTCAATTGCAGCAACGTCACCTTTTTTACGGGCTGCTTCTTCGGCTTCGCGTTGAGCTTTTTCTTCAGCTTCACGTTGTTTTTGCTGGGCAGTTTTCTTTTCACCAAGAAGTTCTTCAACTTTCCGTTTCAGCCCATCCAGTTCTGAATTATCTTGCTGCGGCAGACCTTCAACTTTTAAATAAAATGCGCCATCTTTTTCTTCGTAAAGCGCTTTCATTTCATCAGATAAGCCCTCTAGGCTATCGAGTTTGTATTTCATGTTTTGCTCCCTGAGCGGTTTTGCAGTCACAAACTGCGGGCAATAAAAAAGCACCCCGATTGGAGCGCTATTGGTATTAATTTGATTACTTAGTCCATGCTTTTAGGATTAAGTCATAAATGATTTGTTGTTCTGGCGTGTTCACAACAACCGCCCTTAAATCCACCATCTTTACACTTCTTAAAGTCGCCACCATAAATACGATGCATTTTGCAGTCATAACACTGACAACTAAAAACATTCACATAGACTTGCCATAAAAGCCACATAAACCCAAGCAAGCCAAAAATTGCAGGCAAGATAATGAAATACAAAACATATGCTTGACCAATCATAATCCCAACCTCTTAAACATTTCTTCATCAAGCTTTTTGAGTTCAGCAAGTGTGAATGGCTGACCTGTTAAAGGATCTACAAACTTATCCAATGAGTATTTCCCCTCTTTGAATAGTTTGTATCGTGATGGACCAAGCCAAGACTTTTGAAAAGATGCATCTTGTTTATCAAACCAGCCTTTGAAAGTTGTATTTGAATCCACAACACCTATATCACCTTCACCATTCACTTTATTGTTGAATGGTCGCATGCCGATTGTCTTACCTGAATTATCAGAGACAGGAATTAGGATCGATCTACAGTTTGGGTGAAGTGGGGGCACAGGATGAGGCTCATCTTTCTTGTAAACCTTGTCCGAGAAACCCATACAGATTTTAGAAGTGCGGCTATCTAGTGTTGCGATGAACTTTACATATTCAACACCAATGATCTGATATGTTTCATTCAGAGCAACATTGGACACATGACTTCGAGCAGTTCGTACCATTGTAGAAATCTGGTTTCTACTCTGATCAAGCAAACCGTCTTGGTAATTAAGAGCCTTCTTGCCTTTAATTCGCTGAACAATCTGCTGGTTTGTCTGACCCCGAGATAGACCATCTCGAATTGTTTGCTCTACTCGTACTTTTGTATCGTCTGCAATCTTCTCGAATAGGTAATCAAGTAGCACACCACCGCTTAAAGGCGTTTTCTTTGCCTTGTTGAATAGTGTCTTTCCATTTGGTTCTATTTTGCGATTAGCGAGAGTTTTAGCTTGATATGAAGCTTCATACACCGCTAATGCAGTAGCGCTTACTGTGAAGCCCTCAAGCAATCCTGATGCAACACTTGCCTGCCAAGTCTGAACTAATGTCCTTACTTCTTTTAATGCTGGTGTTGTATATTGTCCTGCCATCAATGCAGTCTTTTCAGCGTCACTCAAGTCATCTAACAAATCTCTTAACTTTGAAAGCATCTCACTAGAGAGTGAATCAAATTGTGTTAGGAGATTATTGATTTCAGTTGAAGACAACCGGTAGAGATAAGCCTGATGTGATACCAGGGCATCAAGTAGAGCTTGTTGTGACAACTGGACGTTCATTTGTCACTCCTGCGATTTAAACCACCATAGGTCTATTAATTGACTCGCTTTCGATACGTGTTTGCTCATCTTCATAGCTAATTTCTGGTACTTTCCCAGTTGTAAGCAACTCATGGAATGTTTCCATACTCATTCGATTAGCAAGTACCATTTCCCAATAGAATTTAAGCGTATCAAGGTCAATCTTGCCTTTGGCGAAGTCTTGCTTAATGGTGAGTTTCGCCTTAGATCCACTTCCGTAGTATGCCGCACACCATTTAAGCGCATATTCCATCGCCTCATTGGTATTTGCTACACACAAAGAAAGGACACTGTACTGGGCAAGCTTTTCATTATTTGATTGGGTAGCTGTCTTGTTGACCTGCTCGGTCTCAAGAATCTTTGCTCCCATCGCCTGCATGTACTTTTCTTTAGCATCCATAGCCTGTTTTGCTAAGGTGCTTTCAGTGACTTGCTTGTAGTCAAATGATGAGCCTTTCGGAAGCATTAAAGGATTCTTAGAACCTAAGCGAACACCATTTTTCTGCAACCAGTCGCGCCAACCTTCATCAAGTTCATTAATAACTGGTTGGGCTTGACCACAAATGAAAACCATCTCTTCATAGCTTGCGCTATTCTGATAATGGGCTAGGTTCATCGTGACGATTGGCTCTAACGGGATAGGATCAATATTCCAATCATTAGCCAAAGACCCCAAAGGAATAAAAGGAATTTCATTCCATCTTTGGCCTAATGAATTCGTTGGGTAGAAGATATTCCCACCCTGTAGTTCTCCTGACTTATCTGTATAAACTTGAACGTTATATTCATTGTTTTCATCAAGTCGAAGTACGCGGTAAATATTGATTTCTTTCTTAGAGAACTCGTCTTCTGGATCTTTTACCGTAGTCTTCTCATGCAAGACAATAAGTTCAGGCTTATAGACCGAACCAACTCGCTTTAGACTCCAATTGATAATGCTCAACGACTCATAAAATACGATTGTTGGTCGAATGCCTAAGCTCTCTGCCTGCTGCACAGACACATTGCCGTCAGTAGTTGGATAATCAACAAATAAACCACCACGTGCATGTTTAAGCTGACCTTGCAAGGCAGATTGTGCAACTTGGTAAATTGACTTACCTGTACCATCTGCATCGTATTTAAGAAAATCCATTCCATCTGGTTCGAATGTTGGGTCCTCAGCAAATACCACGCCCACCATCTGAGCTGTTTTTAAGCTTGTCGTTTTCTAACTTTGCGTTATGTAATTCTTGAGTTAGACGATCTACTTCTAAAATCGCCTGTTCTCTTGTTAATTCTTGATCTACGAAACAAGCCCCGCCCGCATGACAATACCCATCACCACCACAGTGACCAAAGCCATGCTTGCAGCGCATTACAGCGTCAGTCCATATATTTGTGTCTTTGCTTAAAAGATCATGTTCGCATGGGATTTTGATTGCTTTCATGCTTCACCCACTCTTTCAATAACTGTCTTGATGGCTTTCAAAGTCATATCCTGATCAACTGGATTAATCAGAAGTGTTTGAATCTGCCAGCACTTTCTTTGATATTTTTGAGCTTTAGCCTTGTGTGATTTACACTCTCGATCTAAAATTGTTCATTAAATAAAAGCAGCTCTGCATGCTCTTGCTGAAGCTGCTCAAGTGTCATCTGCATGTAATCACTCATACATCACCCCCTTTGAGTGCTTGTTCTAACTCCTCGTACACACGCGGCATTGCTTTATCAAGATCATTCATTTCAAAATGCTCTTTGATAAACTTAAGCAACATTACCAATCCATGTTTTTTGTGGCCTTCTTGATCCACGGTAGTCCAAGCCTTTTTGAGTTCCGCTTCTAATCCTTTGATATGGTCTCGCTGCAAACCACAACCAACTGTTAGTTCATCAATCCGCTTTTGCTGTTCTTGCCACCCAACAACAAAAAACGAGTAGCACATTCTTGTTGGTTGAGATGAATATTCACCTGTTTCATCTTTACTGAGATCAACACATGAATTACTGAATACTCTCTCAAACGCTTCACGACTATTCATTTCTTAATTCCTTTTAAAGCTCATAACAGAGCAATGATATTGATCTCTACTTATCCAAAAATTAGCCCACTCTGGCGCACCATCTAATACCTCTTTCGCTACATCAATCCCGAAATCTGCTACAAATTTATGTGCTTTCATGCTTAACGCCCTCAATTGCCCGCATCCCCTTTTTCATCATTTCAAATTGGGTTTTAGAGCATGGTGTTTTACGATTTTTGATCAGTCCGATCTTTGTAGCCGAACAATTCATATAATTCGCTAAAGCCAAAGTTCGACCTAGTTTCGCATCTAGCCAATCGCTTAATTCTTTCGCTTGTTCTTCATTGAGTCTTGGCATCTGCGTTTGTGTTTTAGCTCGACCACGCAGCTTCACTTCACGATTGTTAAATTTTTGCTTCGGGGCAATGCCAGCGAATCCTTGAATTACTGTGATTTGATTGCCCTGCGCTAACCATTCTTCTACTGTTGTTGCTGTCATGGCTTAATTTTCCCTTCAACATTCAGTAAATCTTTAGTGAACTGCGTCGCAACATAAGTGCAATTAGAGTCTTTCTTGATATATCCGCGCTCTCTCAAATCAGCTAAATAGTTCTGAATCGTGTTGATAGGCGCTTCCATCACACACTCTTGAATGTCATGGCTTGTAAATGGTTTTGTCGCGTGACTGGCGAATAACAGAATGTCAAACACGTTCTGAAATACTTCGCAACGTTGAGAAACTGGACTTGGATTGTTGTTTTTCATGCTTAACCTCACACTATCGCTTCACATGATTCTGAACATGATCCAGACTCATATCGCTTGCTGCTTCTTAACGCTTTATAAAGCTCGTCACGATCATGATCTTTGAATGCTTCAATCACATCACTCATGTGTAAGCGCTCTCGATACATACGATGGTGATTGTATTTACGCCCCTCAGATCTAACCTCTGTACCTTGAGTTATCTCAATCCATTTCACTGCTTGTTCAGGCTCATCTTTTGCAGCAAGAGCAACCTTAGGCAGATGTTTTTTAATGCAGAAAACGCAATTACCTAAGTGCTCGGTAATGGCCAAGTCGAATGGCTGCTCTTCCCACCAATCTAAGATTTGATCCTTATCTAACTCACAGATTTCAGCTAAATATCTAAAGCCTGCTTTTTGATGCGAGGCTTTTTTGTGAATTGGCAGACTTAAATTTTCTAGCACTTCAATCGGCAGGCGTTTTGGCTCATCGAATCGAATACCGATCCAGCGCTCGAAATTATTTTTTCCAAACACATCATTGCAATACTTTTCAAAAGGCTCTGTCTTCATTCGAGCAGTGCAAAAAGGCATGTCATAGTATGGGCTTCCATACTTCTTCAACATTGCTTTCCATGGTTCTAAATCTTGTTTTAGATCATTCAGTGGAATAATTTTATAGCTCACACCCTTATTCATTTCTGGATCAACAACTGTGCGCAAGCAAACAAGATCAATGGCCCAATGCTTCACAATATCTTTAATAAACTGATAAGTTGCCGGATGCTCCGCCCCAGTATCCATGAGTACAAAATGTGCGTCGGGATTGTCTTTAAACAAATAGACTAGATACGCTGAAGTTCTTCCACCCGAGAAACTGATAACTTTTTTCATGCCGCACCGCCTTGCATCATGCTTTTACCAGTTAAATCAATTGATGCCTGATTGAACGCCGCAACTACTGACATGCCTTTGGATTGATATTGCTGTGCAAGGCTCTTCATCGTTGCAAGCTTTTCCTGATCCAGATTCTTGTTATCAGCCTTAAATTGCTTCTCCGTAGTTTCAAATGTGAGTGCAGTCGGTGGTTCATAAAACTCCTGCTTTAAACCGCGTAACTGCGCTCTGGTGAGCCTTTCTTCGTACAGGTTGATGAATTGGCTTTTGGCTTCTCGCATATTCCCATCAAGTGCGATGTGATAAATCTCATCCCAGCACTGCTTAGCTAATACAGTGATTTTGTATGCTTGGGATTTATCTTTTTTTGGCTTGTGTTTTGACCATTCACAAACGTGGTACCAAGCTTCAACTGCGGTCCATGTACCTGAGACACACCAGGATTTAAATTCCTGAATCGTCGGCATAAACTTAGACTGACCAGACAACAAACGAGCAATGCCCTTGTTGAATCCCTCTTGATCCACTCCCGACAGTACTGCCTTCACAACACTTTCAACGAAATCCATTGATTTGCCATCAAAGTGTTTTGCAAACTGCGGCGCGTACATGGTTTGCAGTGTCAAAATCAATTGCTGTTCAAACGGCATGGTCTCTACCCGGGCAATCTCACGCATGACCTACCCCCTCAATCCAATCCGTCTTTTTTGGTGTGACATCAATCGATTCGTCAAACCAGTGGTCAGGTTCTCGTGGTTGTTCATACTGCGCGAATTTAGCCCAGTAATTTGCGTTCAGGCTTTGTGGTTGAGCTGCTTGATGCTGATTACGAATGCCCTCAGGTTTTAACTTTGCCCAGTTACCACGTATTGCATTCATCAAAGCTTGATCCCAATCTGCATACTTCTTGCCACTGGCAACGGCGTAACCAATGAAATACTCAAGATGCTCTTCAAGGCGATCAAATCCCTTTTGAGCTGCCCAAAGCTTGACCCGCTCGCTTACTTCGAAGTTTTCAGGAAGTGTGGTCATGGTTGTTTTTGGTTTTTTAATCTTCTCTGACTTAGGTTTTGATTTTGGCTCTTCATGTTTTTCAGTAACTGGATCAAGAGTGTGTTTTTCATCCGCAGATATATATTGATGGTTATCTAGTGGTTCTTGATGGTTAATATGATGGTTAGTGTGAACGTCATTCACTACCTCAAGTGAACGAGATTCACCACCCTGCGAATGACATTCACTAGTAGGTGAACCAGATTCACTAGTGAATGTGTTGCACTGGTGAACGTCATTCACTAGCTCTGATGAATGTGATTCACTACTTTCATTTGCCACACGACGTGGATACTTGAATTCACCCTTAAAATTTTCAGGGTGAATATAGTAAATATTGTTTCCACCTATACCTGTAGATTGAGTAATAATTGCATTGTCACGTAGGTAAGAAAGCCCGTTAATCACTGATCGTGTAGTTAGACACAATGCTGCTGCTAGTGTAGTAATACTTGGGAATGCCCGACCACTGTCGTCGGCAAAATCAGCAAGCTCACGAAGAACCTGCTTAGGCACATTAGGCATTTGCATGTATTTGACTGCTGTGGAGATCTTATTGCTCATGCGAATTGGCTCCCAACTTCACCAAACCACGCTTTTCCAACTGACGAATAATCCTTGGTGGATAAAATTCGCCAGCAATCTTGTAGCGTGTGCGTGATTTTTCGATAACCTGAATTAATGGAAAACCCTCTTCCATTAAACGGCGTATTGTTATTGCAGCCCCCCCCCATTTGAGTTAATTGCTCTAACACGGCGAACTTCTCCTGTGCCTCAAGACATTGGTTCATCACTGAAAGCGGCATAGCAGCCAGTTCTTTGGCTGAGTATATGCGTACAGGTGCCAACAAAGGGATTTGATATTCTTTTGGTGCTTTGGATTGAGGCGCTTGTTTTGTCATACCCCACCCACCTTAGGCTTCACATAGCCACCAAATGAATCCACCAAGCCTGAATGAATCAAACTGCTTACGATCTGACTTGCTAACCATTGCGTTATGCGAAATTGACGAGCCATCACTTCTGACAATACATTTTTAGTTATCGCTGCATTGTTTTCGTCATAGCCTTTGCTACGCAGGTTTTCTTGATTACGCGCATACAATTGATTTAACAAACGCAAAGCAGGCTCATGAAAGGACTGCACCTGTTGAATCTGCTTAAAATCAGGTTGGTTTTGAAATTTAGAATTCATGAAACCTCCCCTAATGCTTGCTCGGCATCTGACAAACGGCGGTTTGCGTTGAGTTCTGCCACGGTAGCGGGTCTTATTTCATTAAGCGCAAGCCAGCACTTATAAACGTGGTTGAGGGGCTTGCACATTACATATTCCTCATAAGAATGATGTGGCTCTTCTTGAACTTCAAAAAGTTCAGGAATTACCGTATCAAGGGTAGACACCACCACATCCCCCACCAAAAACTCAGCTTCACTCTGCCCTTCTTGTTCTTTCACTAAACACGTCTTACATTGTTCATCTTTAAAATCTGTACACTTGTTAGCGCACGGGTGTTTTTTTGTATTATCAAATTTCATAAACTTTTACCTCGGGAGTAACACACGGGAATTCAAATAAATTCACATCTGGCGGGATTGAAAATGTGTCAACGCAAACAACGTGCACGTAACCATCAACCCCTGTTTCCTCTTGAACCACTCTTGCTAAATTATTTGAACAAATTTGAGCAGCGATTGGATTGATCTCAGCAACGATGCAATTTTGTGACAATTCGTATTTTTGATCTGGACTTAAATCCACAATCTGCAAAAGTCGAGCTGTATATATTCCCGACCCACCAAATGGATCCAACCACTCAATCCCTTCATGTGGCTTTCGTCTGTAAAGCTCCCAAACCTGATTGATTGTCGAACGAATCTGAAAATCAACTACTTGTGTTGGCGTCACCACAACTCCATCGCGCTTTTGTCGTTTAGCATCTAAATTCGCTTTCTCTTGATACTGTAGTGAGATCGCTTCCTGCTCTCTGGCTTTTTCAATGTCCGTTCTCATGGGTTTACCTTTTCGTATAAAAAGAGCGGAAAGCACTGACTGTTATTAACTAGATGCAAATCAGGTGTACAGTCAGTGATTAGAACTGAGAAAGGCTTGCTATTTCCTGTGCTCACACAAATAACGAGATTTGGGAATTCTGGTGTTGCTATGACAAACGGCTCGTTTGATTCAATGTTGTCAATGCACGGGTGTTTTGATATATTTGTCATGTTCATTTCCTGTAAGTTGATGAATGCCTAAGCCTGATCCGTGAAATCAGGCTTTTTCTTTGTCTAAAGCCGATAAATATTTCTGCATGTGCTTGTATGCAGCGCTATCCACTGCCTTAATTAATTCAATTAAGTTGTTTGCAATCTGATGGATTTCTTCATATTCCTGAGCTGTGACCACACCATCTTCATATGCATCAAATACAACCTTGTTAGCTTTCCCACACTTGATGTTGTGCATCATCATTGCTTCAAAAATTGATAGCTCATGATGTTTTGAGTTGTCACAATCCACTGGTACCAATGCAAAGCCCAGTTGATGCGCCCAGACTTTTAAAATGGCGGGATTGCGCGTGTACATCATCATTGCTTCGAGCTTGCGAATATTCGGCAAATGATTCGGCATATTCTGATTTGCATAGTTACAAACCATGTTGTGAGAATCGCCAATTGCCATCGCAATATCTTTCGGCCCGCAGTTTTCAGAGTTATTGATCATCTGGAAAAGTGCTGTCTGAGCTTCTTTACTTAATCTCAATTCATTCATTGTGAAATCCTTGTTTTCTTTCACATTTATTTTCTTTAGAAAACCCCTAATACTTAGAAACAATCCTTAGCTAGCTACAGACTTCCTCAAAAAGAATTCAAAAATACTTTTGTGAGTTAGTTTTTGGTCACTTGCATCAACAATTTTCTGGATTGTTTCCATGCTTGGTTTTTTTCTTCCATGGATTAAATGATTCTCCATGTAGCGATATGAGATTTGAGTAGCTTCACAAAACTTAACTCGCTCAGCTTTTGTTAGGCCTCGCCAAAAATCGTAAAGGGTAACCATAAGTACACCTTGAAGGTAAATTAATAATAAATATACCCTCAAGGTAAATTTAATTCAACCTATCAGGGTATTTATTTTTTCTACCTGTCAGGTATTTTTGTAATCTGAGATAAAGGTGTTCTGAAAATGGCTGATTTAAAAACGATCCATGAAATTAGATTTTTAAATGCTAAAAAGTTAATGGATGAATCGGGGCTAAAGCGCAAAGAGTTTGCTGAAAAAATCGATATGTCTTACAGCTTATTGAGCCAATATTTAGGAAAAAATCCTACAAAGAATATTGGTGACGATACTGCTGAGAAGATCGAAGCCGCATTCAATAAACCAAAGGGTTACTTGGATCAGTCAAACCAACACTTTAAAGATGATAAAATTTTATTAAATAATTTGGATATCGAGGCATTTAAGAAGAGATACAACATACCCGACAACGAAGATGCTGTTCTTTTTTCTAAAATTATTGAAAAACCGATTGTTTTAAATAAGCGATGGGTGCCAGTTAAGGCTTATTCCAAAATGGGCATGGATGGCTATTTTACAGATATGGGCTACGAAGGTAACGGTGGTGATGGATACATTCCTACTCACAGTGCTGGGCCAAGAGCATTTGGAGTTCGTGGCACCGGGGATTCAATGTTTCCGGCAATTCGTAATGGTTGGTTTGTAGTATGCGATCCAGATGCCGAACCAGTTCCAACAGAATTTGTTCACGTTTGTTTAAAGGATGGGCGCTGCACAATTAAAGAGTTTGTGGGAATAAATGGCGGTGTGTTGAGTCTACTTGCTGTCAATGGTGGCGAGCGTCTATCTTTTGAAATGGATGATGTGGAAAGCATCATAGCTATCACGGACATTGTCCCTCCGAGCCAACATAAGCAAGATCATCCAAATTCTTACTTGAATCCCAATGATTAAAGTAATTCGTATAGGAATAAATCATGATCGCAACACTAAACAAATCTAAAACCTCCTTATCTATCAATAAACAAGAATTTAAAGCTGCATTATTAAAAATAGGTGAAGCGATTGATAAGCAAATCGCAGGACTTAAAAAAGCCAAGCAAAGTTATGATCCCGCTGAAATAGCACGTGAAGTCATTAGTGAAGTAAATATCTTTGAAGCAATCATTGAAGGTGTTAATGAAGCAGAAAACACAAATTTAAAACTGGCTGACATCACAAACATTGACGCTGCGCAAGGCTGGATTGATGAGTTTTTGGAAAAGTATTCTGAACAATAAACTGTGAACTCGACAAAATCAAGTCAGGTTAAATTATAAGGATTAATGCATGGAATTAGAAAACTTCATAAATGAAAATCTGCTATATGGAAGAGCATTAGTTGACTTGGAGATCAGCAATAAGGGATCAAATCCATTATGGACGGGCTTTGTAGCTACAAACCAAGGGGAGTTTCCTGCATATATTAAAAAATGCCGCAACGCTGAGGGTTTGTGTATAGAGATTATTAGCGCATTAATTGGGCTAATGCTTGATATCCCTATTCCCAAACCGATGCTTGTCTTGGTTGAGCCGAACCACCCGCAAATCGCTGTAGATAAACCAACATTATTATTTGGCTCTCAAATGTACGATATGCCATCCTTTGAGAGATTTTTAATGGATCACGAATTAAGTGAAGAGTGTTTGCTTGATTTCTCGGGGTTACACTCTATTGTGGCATTTGATGAACTAATCGCCAATCCTGACAGAAATAATTCAAATATTTTGTATGATGGTGACTCTTTTAGATTTATCGATCATGAAAAAGCTTTCTTTTCATCACAAGATCCAAGACTACCAATCAATGAGATAACTAAAGTTGGTAACATTTCTGAAATTATTCAACATTACAAAGGTGAGAATGAAATCTATACATTTAAGTTAATGTCAAAAATTAAAAAATGTATTGCTGATGAAATGTGGGGGACAAATTGCGACTCACTTGCAAAAAAAGCACAAAATCATTATCTGCTTAATGAATATAATACAATCATTGAAAGAGTAAGAAATTTCTTAAATGCCAGAAATGGTGTGTTGGCAATTTTAATTGAAAATGCTATAAAGCCACCACAATCACATCAACAATTAGATTTAATCGGAGGTTAAGATGTTTGGTAAAATTTCATTTCCTTCCGAACCTAGTTTTTTTGCCGAGTGGAGAACTGTGTATTTTGAGCCAATACCAAAAAGTGGGGAGCTTATTGCAATTCTAATAACAACCAAAGATTTAAGTGGCACAATTGAGGTTTTTGATGCACTTCATCCTACAGTTATTGATAGCTTATATGGAACCAAAGCATCATCATTTAATGGATATATAAAACTAATAAAAGCAAATATTTTGAAAAATAATGGGGAGTCCACTCTTGATGGTGTAACTATAGGTGCTTGGCATACCTCTCAGTCAGATAATATTAAAGGCATAGTTCGGCAAGCTTTGTACAAAACTGCAAGCCTTGGCTCTGTTGCCCTAAAGGGATTATTTGAGCAAGAAGATAGTTTATTTGAGAATGAGCAAGTCGACAACCGTTGGTCTAAACGTGTTAAAAATGCAGTGTTAGAAATTGATTCATCCTATGAAAATGCATTTGATATAAAAATCCCTATCAGAAAAGACGTAAAAATTTCTTGTGGATTCCATACTGCTCGTTATTCTGCGAAATTTAATGTTTGCACATCACAAACTATTACCAGAATGAAGTCAAACTTAATGGATTTGCAAATATTTGATTCGCACAATGTATCTAGCAACTATGATTTGATTATACAAATGCCAACAGATGACAATCTACAAGTACCATTAAAAACTTTGGCTAGAATGAAAGAAAATATTGAACTCCTAAGGGAAGAAGTGGCATCAAAAACTCACATCAATATCTATACATGTGATTCTGAAAAAGAAGGCGCAGCAAGAATTTTTGAAATGCTCAAAGCAAGTTAGATATTTTTCTTATTACACAACCCACCCCATCGGTGGGTTTTCTTTTGTCTATTAAATAATAATTTACCAAACAAGTAAAAATTATTTTAAATATTTTACCTCAAAGGTATTTACTTATATTTACCTAGTGGGTATATTTTATCTCATCAAGACAACAAAAAGCCCTTCCGACTCGACATCAAAGGGCTTTACTCAAAGAGTGAGGTCATTATGACACAGAATTACGAAATTAAAAATCGCTGGACTGGCGAGGTCCTTTTCACTTGTGAAATCCCTGACGGTATGGAATCTGGAATGATTGCACGTCATGCGGTTGAGACTGCTATTGCTGAGGGCGCGAATCTTCGGGACGCGAATCTTTGGGGCGCGAATCTTCGGGGCGCGAATCTTTGGGGCGCGAATCTTTGGGGCGCGAATCTTGGGGACGCGAATCTTCGGGGCGCGAATCTTTGGGGCGCGAATCTTTGGGGCGCGAATCTTGGGGCGCGAATCTTTGGGGCGCGAATCTTGGGGCGCGAATCTTGGGGACGCGAATCTTTGGGGCGCGAATCTTCGGGGCGCGAATCTTCGGGACGCGAATCTTCGGGGCGCGAATCTTCGGGACGCGAATCTTTGGGGTGCGAAAAATGCTCCGCTTATTATCCCAACCTTACGATGGCTTGTTTGCATTAATGGATTTGGTTACATGCGAATCGGCTGTCAAAACCACAAAGTAGAGCAATGGAAAGCTTTTACAGATCAAGAAATTAGTCGCATGGATAGTGATGCTTTGAAATTTTGGAATCAATACAAGGTCATGCTTTTTGCTGCTTGTGAAGCGCATGTTCATTCAGATGAGGAGGTTGATCAATGACACAAAACGAATTAATCGATCAATTGATCAAGAATCAAAATGAGAAGCGTGAAAAGCTTGCGTCACCATCTTTCATGAATTTGCTTTCAATCGGCTTTGTCGTTCTGTTCTTCGCGTTCTTATCTGCTGTTTTTGTTTATAAGACTGCTGATGAGATGGACTATCAAGAAGCGAAGGCTAAGGCTTATCAACAGGAGTTCAATAATGGCTCTAACCGTGATCTGGCTGTACTTCAATCTAATACTGGCAATACATTGGGGGTTGTTCGATGAACACTTACTATAAGCCTGAAGTTTTTGCTGCCTCATTTCCAGAACTAGCACTTGCTGATGAATTTAAAACTCAAGCGAATTTTGTCTACTTCACACTTGAAGTATCTGGCGATGGCTACCCTGTTTATGTGTCTGGGGTGATTGAAGCATCTGAGAAAGAAGATTGCTTTGAATATAACGCTTCATCTGATCCGCAAAACGCAGTTGATATTAACTTTGATTATTTAGAGGTTGATACACAATCACTAGCTTTGGTTGAAGATTTTTCGGAATACGAAGTTAGTAATGGGATGAAATTCAAGCTTACAGAAGCACAGGCTCAAAGGTTAAATGAGTGGTTAAAAGAGCTAGCTTGGGAAAATAAGATTAAACAAATTAAAGAAGACCAAGAACGTTCTTACGAATATTGAGGATTAGAAGATGGCACTAAATATTGTAACGGCTCAAGAGCCAATGCGTGTAGAGAACTTAATTGTTTTTATTTATGGCGATCCTGGCATTGGGAAAACCTCACTCGCCTTTTCTACTAAAAACCCAATCTTATTCGATTTTGATAAAGGTGCGCATCGCGCAGGCAAATATCGTAAAGATACAGTTCAGGTAACTAAATGGACGGATGTGTCCGCCCTGACTGCCGATGATTTAAAAGACTATGACACTGTAATTGTTGATACAGCGGGTCGTATGCTTGATGTGATTATTGCTCATTTAGTTAAGGATCAAAAGAACTGTCGCAGAAACTCAAATGAATTGTCAATTCAAGGCTATGGAACACTAAACAAGACGTTCACCCATTGGTTTAATTTACTTCGTAGTTTTGGCAAAGATGTAGTTTTGCTCGCACACACCGCAGAAGATAAAAAAGGCGATGATATTATTTTTCGTCCAGACATGGTTGGAGCAAGTAAAAAAGAAGCCTATAAAGTTGCAGACATGATGGGTTATATGACCACGGTTCAGGGCGCACAAGGCACTCAAAAAGCAATTAACTTTTCACCCAACATTGCTTTTCATGCAAAAGATTCAGGCGCAATAGGTAATTTAATTTTGAATGATCTGGATACCCAGCCAGATCAACTTGATTCAATTCTAAATCAAGCAAAGAGCCACATTAATAATTTAAGTGAATCTCAGGCTGAGGCTCAAAAAGAACTTGATAACTGGCAATCAGAGGTTCTTGCATCTGAATTAATTGAGGATTTTGAGCAATTAAAAGCAAAGCTTCCAAAAAACCATGTTTTTGTTCGTCAGATGTGGAATGAGGTTTTGCAGCAAGCTCGTCAATACGGATTCGATTTTAATAAAGAATCCAATTCATTTGTAAGTGTTCAACCAAGGGAGCAAACAGCATGATTACACGGTTATCAGTGACAATGCTCGATAGTTATCTTTGGGGTATGTCTAACGATGATATGACATCAGAGGATGTCGCTAAAGAGCTTTTTTTAGGCAAGAAGCAAAACCTCGCAATGCGGTGCGGCACTGCATTTCATTCTGTTCTTGAGCATGGTTTTGATTACAGCAAAGGGCTTGAGCAAGGTTTTAACTTTCTACTTAAAGATGACCTTGATGGCACTATTGAGCTTGGAACTGTGCGCGAAAAGAAGTATGTGGTTCGTGTTTTTGAGGATGTTGATCTTGTCGCTAAGATTGATGCAGAAACTCCAAACAAAATTATTGATCACAAGCTCACTGGTTCATTTGATCCTGACAGATATATGGATTCATACCAATGGCGCGCTTACTTAGTTATGAGCCTGAAAGGGAAGCGCTTTAAATATCAAGTTTTTGAGCACTCTGGGCTACCTGAAAACCATAAAGAAGGTGAAATTATTGATGTGAAGATAAAAGCTTATCACGAGCTTGAGATGTATTCATATCAAGGGCTTATAAATGATGTTCTTGATTTAGTACGTGAGGTTGCGGACTTTGCGAAATACTGGAAACCGAAATTAGGTTTAATAACATAGGAGCTAAACCATGACCCACATCCCAAATAATCTCCTTCTTCCCTTTCTCATGTTTATGCATGAGTCGGGATATGGAGCATCTTACAAGAAAGGCTTTACTGTTCTCAAACGTGGCAATGAAGTTGCAAAAATCTCTACAACTGAGACAGATAAAGGTTTTGCAATGAATGAAGTCTGCCAGAAGAAATTTAGCTCATTCTGCCGAGCTTGGTTGAATCGAGATAAGCATTTTGTGAGCCAGTTGCGTATGCGTGGTATGGCTTTGATGAATAAACTTAGTTATCAAATGGTGGCGTGATGATTGATTTAGAGCAGGAAAGAAAGGCTTTTGAAGAAGATTTGGCAGAGCACTTAACGGAACGTAACTCAGATGAAGAAGCTGAAGGAGGTTGA